TTATTTTTTTATGTTGTATTTCGTGTTGCATATACTTTCAAAATGTGAGTTTGTCAGAGCTGACATTTCTTTTGATTTTTCTTCCATTGCGTGTCTGTATACTGCTTTCAGTACACCGTCATTTCCCCATCCACCCCGCTGCATTATATAGGCATCCGGAACTCCGATGGCATGCTGGATACTTGCTGAGTAATGTCTTAGATCGTGGAAGCGGAAGTGGGGCAGGCCGGCTCTTTTGAGGATGTACTTAAATCTGTCTGTGATCTGGTTCGGAGTAAGTTCTACAATGCGGCCTTTCTTTCCCCTAAATCTATTTGTGACGAAATCAGGAAAATCTATATATCGGTTTCCGGCATATGATTTTGGTTCCTTCTCAATCCAGGTATTGTCGGTTGTCCGAACCATATTCCGTTGGACATGGACCAGAGAGCCTTGGATATCTTCTGCACGCAATGCACAAATCTCTCCTCTGCGCATAGGCCCGAATGCTGCGAGAAGGATTGGAAGCTCCATTTCTGTTCCGGCAACGGTGTCGAGCAGTTTTTTGACATCCTGGTCTGAAGGAATGTACAATTCCACTTTTTTCTTCTTGGGGAGAGAGGTGTTAAGCGCAAACTCTGGCCGGTATGCCCTCAGAACGGCGGAAATCAGCCCGTGAATGTTTCGGATTGTCTTAGGTGATAAATGTACCGCCTCAAGGTTTACCGCCCTTTGTACGTCCTCCTGCGTGATCCTGTCGATGGGTATGGGCATGAGAGACTGGATATAGTTCTTCCGTGTGCATTTGTAGTCCATGATCGTCCTGGGGGATAGGACATTCTCCCTGGAATAGATATATTCATCCAGTGCTGTCCCGAACGAGACAGAACATTTCGAAGATGTTTCTTTGTCTGCCGCCCAGGAAGCGGCCATCTGCTCGCATTTCCGTTTCCCTGCAGGCCCAGGGGTAGAACATGTGAATGATCGGTATATTCGCTTCTTTTTGATAGTTCCGTCCTTCTGTGGTATCTCCTCCGTGTGGGAGTATACTTGACATCTCCATGATCCAGACGGTAGTTTCTTTGCTGTTGCCATATCATCATCTCCTTTTGGGGTACAAAAATAACAGCCAGCATGAAACATCTGTTCCGCTTGCGCTGTTTCCAGGAAGATGATAGAATGATTTTTGAGGGAGCCGTATTAATTACGGCTGCGAGGCTCTTCCTGGAGTCTTGCATATAGCCGCTCGGTATTGGTAGTACCGGGCGGTTTTCTTATTTCAGTTCTTCTTGTTTTTTTCTGTATAACGTAGGAGTACGTATACCATCTATATGTTCGAAGAGATCATCTTTAATAGTCGATCGCATTGGATCAAGTATGAAATCAATTCCTTCTCGACGAGCCTGCTTTGCGGCTGGAACAAAATCGCTATCTCCGGATATCAAAATAATTTGGGTTACTTGGTGCTTAAAAACAAGAGAAGATATATCAACGCCTATTCTCATATCAACACCTTTTTGCTCTATATTGAGTTGGAGATCACTAAGAGTTATATCTGTTAAATTAATATCTCCTCTCAAAAGTTTTTTTGTGGGATCAGGTTTTAGAGAGTATTGTACTTGAGTGTCATTGATACGCCCCATCCGGAGAGCAAATTTTCGGTGATGTTTCAATTCTTTTAAAAATTCTGTCATCCAAGAATATTCAGGTGTCGCTTCAAGAGAGGTTGTTTTTTGTGTTATTGGGTTATAAATGTTTTTACCTATTGGGGGACAATCATAATAAAAAACCCTATATAAATATCGATTCTCATATTTGTCTTGCAGATGTTTATAGCAATAGTCATTAAGCTCATTAGCCCGTTCTGCAGGAGTTTTATTTCCCCATAAAGCTTTTGCACGTTTGCGATAAAACCCACCGTCTACTAATATTGCCGTGCGAATTTGGTGCCTTTCAAATTTTCTTTTGTTTTCATTATCCATATTTTTCTCCTTAAATAAAAATACCCCAAGTTTCGTCGATTCCCTTATGGTGGGAGGACTACAGCTAGGGGTATGTTAATGCTTTGTAACTATCTGTTACATCTTTATATTATTCCCCTTGCAAGAAAAAATCAACACTTTTTAAAAAATAATTTGATTAATTTTTTGTAAAGTTGTATAATAAAAAAGCTGTTTATATAGCATTCCGTCCCGGTGTTGGCGCACCGGGGCGGTTTTTATTTATTATTCGCCAACTGGTACAAGTTGTATGGATGTACCAGATATGCTCAATGTTTCGCCTTCTGGTAAAACGGCATTATTAAACTGAGTAATTCCAAATCCATCATTTCCCATTACTTCATTGAGACCGCCTTCAAACATATTAGATGACGATACATTCCCAGAACCTCCAGTTGCTACGATAGTATAGGTTCCAGCAGGAAAATCTGTCCCAGAAGTATAGTTACCAGCTTGAAGATCTACGGGTGTTCCAGAAGCTTCTCCACGAGCTGTAACATTGCCTGTCTGAGCATCTTCAGCTACGAGATGGATTACAACATTCCCTCCAACGCTTAAAGTGACATTTTCATCCATTGCCAATCCGTTAAAAGATTGCTGGGAAATACCATCATTTTCAGCTCCCATCACTTCGTTTAACCCGCCATTATACATATTGCTAGATGAAACATTTCCTGATCCGGATGTAGCAGTAATATTATATGTTCCAACTGGAACATCTTTCCCTGCTATGTAATTTCCAGCAGACAGATCAATCTCGTAATGTTCTTTCACGGGTTCTTGTGACTCTGCCGACGCATCTTGCGTTGCACCATCACCAGATGTATCTGTGGTATCAGAAGAACCACCGCATGCGGTAACGGATGTGGCAAGCATGCCAACAAGTAATAAAGTTACAATTTTCTTTCTCATAAAAACCTCTCTTTCATCCTTGGTATTGAGAAGCCGTCTATTATATAAACGCCAGAGCGGTTATATCAAATATCATATAGCCATGATTGCTCCATAGCCCGAAGGCGCCGCCCGTCTTCCGGGAAGTCCCTGAAATAATCTATATGCCCTAATTTCCGTGCAGGGCTCCGGTCAGCAAATGGAATTTCGCACATGTGACAGTGGCTATCGCGGGAATTGTACAAAATCCTTCCGCAGAAGTCACATTTCTTTTTGCTCCACACGAAACACTTCTGATCTGGGTTATAGAACTGCGCATACATGGCCTTGTCAAGAATAGTCATTTTATGAGTAACAACTTTTCGGTGCCATTTCCGATAATCAATATAGGCGTTGTCAGCTGCCTCAAAAGACATCCCAAATAGCTTTGCTACATCATTCGCATTTTTGCACTGGGCATAGTGTATAGCCATTCTCGGAGCGAGAATGTAACTGGCAAACGCATTGGCTGCCTTTTCATTCTGGTCAGACGGATATGTATGCCCTAAAACATGGTGTCCAAGCTCGTGCATCAGTGAAAATCTTATACGTCCCTCCGGTCTATCCGTGTTATAGGCTACAACCTTTGAAATCCCAGAGCGAAAGGCATCCTCGGAATAATCCAGACAAAGAACGTATAGTTCTGGGTTCTTTTGCTGAAGTTCCTTATAAGTGAAGAGACGATATCCATAGTGGATAAGTAGCTCTTCGCAATCGATAGGAAATGAATGCACATTACACTCATGAAACACTTCAATGGTAGCTGAGACTATTCTGTTGTTATCCAAAAAATCAGTCCTTCACTAATCTATTTCGGACAAAAGTTTGATCAAGCGCATTTTCTGTTCAGTAGAAAATTCTTTTCCATTACGGGCGAGGAGCTGCTCTACTTCCTCATAGGATGGCTCTTGAGATTTTTGCTGAGGAATATCGTCAAAATCATCTAAGCTACATCCTAAAACCCGTGCAATGGCTTTTAAGGTTTCCAATTTAGGATCCTTTGTTACTCCAGATAAAATTTTATCAAGAGTTCCCTTGGGAACACCGGATTTTTCGGCCAATTCCGCCGTTGTCATACCAAGTTTCCTTTTATATTCCTCGATTATTTCAAGTCCCATCCGTTCTCCCTCCTTTATAAGTAGAATATAGCACCGTTGACGGATATAGTCAAGAAATATATTTCCGTCAAAAGCTACAAAATAATAATTAACGGAAAAAAAGTGCGTAAAATCCATTGACAATAGTAATTAACGGATATATAATGCAAGCACAATAACCATTAACGGAAAGGAAGGAGTGGTTTAATGTACAGGGTACTAAAGGGAGAAATGGTAAAAGCAGATATCAGCATCCATGACTTGGCTATGAAAATCGGCATTACTGAAAGAAGTCTGAGGAACAAAATCAACGGAGTTACTGCTTTTACTTGGACGGAGGTACTTAAAATTAGGTCAATTGTTTCTCCCGATATGTCATTGGAAGACCTGTTTGAAGTTGCCTAACACAAACAAATGTTCGATAAATTTACTATAGCATTTCCATATACGGAAATCAACTGGTAATTATCGTAATGCAGATGAGGTGTCCTATAAAAAGGACAAGGAGGTGAGGAAGATGGTAAGACCAAGAGGGACTGACTCGGCAAAGGTCATTCAAGTTATTCAAACAAAGTCCCTACGTGGAGAAGGGACGCAGCAGGATTTATGCAGGATTGTTACTCAATACTGGGATTTCGATGGAAATTTACTTGCTGAGAATGATCCGTGTGCAAAAGAAAAAGAGTAGTTTCCTACCCTTTATCCTTTTGAGATTGCATGTCTTGATCAAGTTCAAGAACATCTTTATACAGTTGTTCCTGCTCATGACGTTCGATGTACCATTGGCGAATTAGAAGTTCAATAATGGAAATTAATTTTTGTGCATCTTCTGGTTCGATATCAATGATCAAATTTACATCAGCTTCAGGGTGAGCGCCAATGTTACCTATGCGTCGAATGCTATTAAGAATTTTCCATTGTGATGCTGGTACTTTATCTTGCAGAGCATCTATTTCATCTACCAAACGCTTTTTGTCAGTGATCTTCCAAAAATCACGGATCATACCTTGGAGGCATCTTCGTGAAAGTGTGGCAGAAGCTTTGGGGCTAAGAGATACTATTGCACAGGCTTCCTCGTAATCTTGACGGATAGATTCTGGAATATAAGACGGGAATTGTATAGCAAGAGAAGATGGGCGAACATGTATGTTTTTAACATCTTCGACAGAACTCCCGACTCCGTTAAGTATGATTGAATATTGTTTGCAATTAGGACATTCGTAAAAATCAATTTTTAAGCAGGATTTGTTGTAACAGATTTTATAATCGGCATTTCGATAAACGCCATGTTGACTGTCAAACGAAGGATATAAAGTTTTGTTGGTATCTTGTGAGATTGGCATTACCATTGAGCAATACGGACATTTAAAGCCAGGCATATTATCATTCCTTTCATCATTTGATAGGAAGATTATACCAGATACCGGCAACCCGGACAATCCGGAAAGCTATGAAGGAGGTGAGGTAGATGCCAAAAGTTAATCTCGGCACACAGGTGTTGGATGACCGGTACAGGCGCACTATGAGTCATGTATTGGTTGATACGCCAACCAAGAAGTTGTGTAAGGTTCTGGGAATAAGTGAGAGTTGTCTGTATGACAGGAAGAGGCGGCCGGAATTTGCGACACTGAGAGAGCTGAGGATACTGCGACAGACAGGACGGGTTACAGATGAACAGATACTTGATTTTATTAGGGAGGGCCCGGACAGATGAGGAAGGGAAAGATCAAGCGGCACCGCCGCAGGGCGAAGATAAGAGCTGCCGCCTGGAGACTGGCTGCCGGGGCCTATGACCTGGCCGTGGATGCCTGGTGGCTGTATATAGGCATGGCACCGATTACTGTTCCGCTGACCATGTTGCTGATCGGCGGGGCGCTGTATAAGCTGCTGGGATGGTGAAGGAGGTGAGGACGATGAAAGTTATCATGGACGACAAAGAGTTCAAGGAATATCTCGAACATCAGCGTTCCAACATGGAAATTGTTGAATTTATGGGACATGACGTGAAGGAGCGTATCGGCATCCTGTTTGACATGCTGACAATTACAGCGGGGATGAGCCGAGAATTTGCGTTCACGGCCAGCCAACTGGAGCAGTTGCTTGAAATGGCAAAAGAAGAGCGCCCACATATGCCCGGTAAGGCGTAGGCGCTTAGAAAATTAACCACTTACATTTTAGCAGAAAGGAAAAGAAAAGTGAAGAAGTTTGAGTTAACAAGTGAGTTTGTCACAAATATTTTTGGAATAAAATTGTTCCGCATCAAGGCTTTGGTGGAGTTTGGGGGCGTTGAAGTCGGAGAACTTGGCGGATACATAGAGAAAGAAGAGAACCTTGACCATGATGGTACTGCGTGGGTCTACGGCGATGCGAGGGTCTACGGCAATGCGGAGGTCTACGGCGATGCGAGGGTCTGCGGCAATGCGGAGGTCTACGGCGATGCGAGGGTCTGCGGCAATGCGAGGGTCTGCGGCGATGCGTGGGTCTCCGGCAATGCGTGGGTCTCCGGCAATGCGGAGGTCTGCGGCAATGCGTGGGTCTACGGCGATGCGAGGGTCTACGGCGATGCGAGGGTCTGCGGCAATGCGAGGGTCTGCGGCGATGCGTGGGTCTCCGGCAATGCGGAGGTCTGCGGCAATGCGTGGGTCTACGGCGATGCGAGGGTCTACGGCGATGCGAGGGTCTACGGCGATGCGGAGGTCTACGGCGATGCGTGGGTCTGCGGCGATGCGGATTACGTCTATGCACACGGTTTCGGTTCCGTTAATCGTACAACTACTTTCTTCCGGCTCAAGGACGGCGGAGTAGGAGTAAGATGTGGATGCTTTTATGGGACGCTGGGCCAGTTTCGGGAAAAAGTGCAGGAGACGCACGGAGATGGAAAACTGGCGCAGGAGTACCTGATGCTGGCGGATCTGATGGAATTAAGATTTACGAAGGAGGAAGGATAGGATGCGATTATACGAACTTGCAGAACAGTGGGATGCTGTTTTTAACATGATGGAGGACGGAGAGACAGATGAGCAGGTGATCCTTGACACTCTGGAGAGTATCGAAGGGGAGATTGAGGACAAGGCTGACAACTATGCCAAGATAATCCGTAACCTGCAGGCCAGCGTTGATGCGCTGAAAGCGGAAGAGGAGCGGCTGTATCAGCGGCGCAAGTCTACCGAGAACCATATCCAAAGGCTGAAGGACAACCTGCAGGCCAATTTGGAGTTCATCGGGAAGACCAAGTTTAAGACGGACCTATTCAGCTTTTCCGTGTCCAAGAATGGCGGGAAACAGCCGCTTTCTATTACGGACAACCTGGATGAAATCCCGGGCAAGTACCTGATACCCCAGCCGCCCAAGGTGAATAATGACGCTGTCCGGGAGCTCCTCAAAGAGAAGACCGTTGACTGGGCGCACCTGGAGCCCTATGGCCGGCACTTAAATATCCGGTAACCGCCTATGGATGAGAAGAAAGCGCAGGGGATCGCGCCGTACCGGATGGGACAGCTTGTCAAGGCTGCCGGCAGCATAGCCGAGTAATTGACAAACGGGAAGTATATTTACAGCCCTACATACCATGAGTGTGAGATCTGTCTGGAGCTGGTATTGGAAGCGGTCAAGAAATGTAAGAACGAGTACAGGAGGAAATAGGATGTTTTTGAATAAGACCATGTTTAAGAAGTGGGTCAAATCGGCCTATCAGCATAACGGATTAGTAGTAGGCCGAGTTTACGGTGGACTGGTGCTGTCCGGTGCAAACTGGGTAACCTGGACACAGGATGGATACGTGCCTAACTGGCTGAAGGCGGCCATCATGGAGCATGTCGGAGAACTGCCGGGAGCCGGGAAGGTGTTCCGGGCGAAAAAGGATGAGGTGAGCCAGTACGAAGTGTCTGACAATCCTTATCTGAACCTGCCGGAGAGATGGAAGGAGGCAAAGGTGCCGTTTGTGGTCACACCGATCATCTATGATACCAGGTGGAAACACTATAGGTTACTCCAGTGCAGGGATACAGGCGGGATCGTCCCTGTCCCAAGTGGCTGCTATGACATCATTGATGTTCGAGAGCTGGAAACAGACGGTCGTCCAATGGGACCGTCCGCACGGACAGACAGAGGAGATGTCCTGATCTGGAAGAACGAAAACGCTGCGTTGGCGGTATGTCGGGTCGATGTATCAGAGGCCGGGCTGCCCGTCCTGGAGGTCCTTGCAGGCCTGGAGTACGAGGAGGTGCCGATGTAATGGGAGTACCAGTACTTATCATCGGGAAATCCGGGTCCGGGAAGAGCCGGAGCATGAAGTCCTGCGTGGGAAAGGATTTTGGTGTGATCCGGGTTCTAAATAAGCCGCTTCCCTTCCGGGGGAAGCTCCCGGGAAATGTCTGCAGTGACTACGGAAAGATCAAGGCAGCCATCAAGAGTAAGCAGTGGCCGAAGTCTATCGTGATCGATGACGCAGGCTACCTGATCACGGGGCAGTTCATGGACGGCCACAGTACTACTGGGAAAGGAAATGCGGTCTTTGGGCTGTATAACCAGCTGGCAGATGACTTCTACCGTCTGGTCCAGTCTGTTGCCGAAGCGCCGGAGGACAGGATCGTCTACATTATGATGCATGAGGATACCAATGAGTTTGGAGACATCAAACCCAAGACCATAGGGAAACTCCTGGACGAAAAGGTCTGCCTGGAGGGAATGTTTACGGTTGTACTCCGGGCGGTAAAAGGAGAGCGGTATGTATTTGTTACCCAGTCCAGGGACGGGGCGGTGAGCAAGTCGCCGGATGACATGTTTCCGGAAATTGAAATTGACAATGATCTCCTGTACGTGGACAACACGATCCGGGAGTATTACGGGATTGAAAACCCGAAAAACAAAGAAAGCGAGGAAAAAGTAAATGATAACAAAACCACAGGGATATGATGAGGCACCGGCCTATACCGGTGAATTTATGCAGCTGCCGGCAGGACTCTATGTATGTGAGATCCTGGGGGTAAAGCAGGAAGAGTATAACGGCCATGACCGTTTTGTCATGCAGTTTGACATTGCGGACGGAGAGCACAAAGGATTTTACCAGAAACAGTATAATGCGGAAAAGGCGACCAACCAGAACGCCAAGTATAAGGGCGTTCACAGGCAGTACATGGACAGCAACAGCCTTCCATTCTTTAAGGGGCTGATGACCAGCGTGGAGCGTTCCAATCAGGGCTTTCACTTCCCGTGGGGAACCCAGGGGAATGAGAAGACACTTGTGGGAAAGAAATTCGGAGCCGTTATGGGCCGTGAGGAATTTCTGACCGCGGACGGAGAGAAGCGCATGGCTACAAAGATCGTGCAGATCCGCAGCATTGACGGCCTGAAGGATGCCAAAGTACCAGAGGACAAGCTGCTGGATGATGTACCTGCAGCAAGCGCACCAGCACCACAGCAGGGCGCGGCAAGCGAGGACGGATTTATGAATATTCCGGACGGTATCGATGAAGAGCTACCATTTATGTAAGGAAGACTATGAGGAAGTAAAGCAGAGACTGAGCATGAGGCAGGTGGCGGAACACTATGGCCGCAAAGTCAAGCGGGATGGGACCTGCCTCTGCCCCTTCCATAACGACACACATCCAAGCATGAAGATTTATCCGGATGACAAAGGATTCTATTGCTGGGTGTGTCAGAAGGGAGGGGATGTGATCAAGTTTGTGGCTCTTCTGTATGGGCTGAAAAACGAGGAAGCCTGTAAGCGTCTGATTGACGATTTTTCGCTTCCTATCCATATTAGTGACCTTACCTATAAGGAAAAGCGGGAGCGGCAGAAGCAGCGGGAACGTGAAAAGGAGCTGAGAAGGTTCCGGGAGGATGCCTACTCTGTCCTGAAAGGATACTGGCTCCTGCTGACAGAAGCGACGCTTGATTGCATGGACTGGCATTTTGAGGAGGCCCTGCAGGAGCTTCCTGTTGTAGAGTACCGTCTGCAGTGCTTACGGGAATGTCCCGAGGAATATTTTGCAGACAGAGAGGCGGTGAGACGGCTTGGAGAAATCCAGAGACGAATTGCTGGATGGTATGACAGACCTTAGCCTGGCGGAGCCATTCCCGGATGAGGTCTTTTATAAAATATTTGAGATTGAGGATCACGTGGAGCGCACGCAGTTTGTGGAGGCGCTGAAAAATAAGGCCAGAGAGATGGGCCGGGCGAAAGAGTTTACCAACGTGCTGAAATCCTTTTTTGTAGATTACCAGCAGCGGATGATGGAGCATGGAAATACAACTCAGTTCACAGGGCAGCCAGAAGAGCTCCAGTGTGGGGCCTGGCGTGCCACGGATCTGGGCGTGACTATGCAGAAGTTTGATGGACGTGGGATGCCCGTGCAGATTACAGCCTGTATGCACCCGATCCTTCCCATTGAGATCCTCAAAAACGTGGATACGGGAGAGGAAAGGGTAAAGATTGCCTATTTTAAATACGGCGCCTGGAACCAGGTAACGGTCAACCGGGAAGTGTGTGCGGATCACACCAGCATCGTGAAGGTACTGAGTAAGATCGGCATTGATGTGACCAGTGAGAATGCAAAATTCCTGGTGCGGTACATAAATGACTGCATCGGCATGAACCCGGCCAAGCTGGAACCGAAGCGTTCCATCAACCGGCTGGGCTGGTGCGGGGCAGAGTTTATGCCCTATGCGGACGATATCGTCTATGACGGGGACAAGGAGTATGATCCCATCTTCCGAAATATCCGTGAGAGCGGGAGTTTTGCCGTCTGGAAGGAGCACTGTGCCGGCCTGCGGAAAAACAAGATCAACCGGCTGGCCTTTGCCGCCAGCTTTGGCAGCGCACTGATCGAACCACTTCGAATTCTGCCATTTGTGTTCCATGTATGGAGCGGAGAGTCCGGGACAGGAAAGACAGTGGCCATCATGGCAGCTATGTCTATCTGGGGCAATCCGAAGATGGGCGGGCTGGTGAAGACTATGAACACTACCAAGGTGGGGATCATGCGCACGTCTGCCTTCCTTTATTCATTGCCCTACGCGGGAGACGAGCTGCAGACCATGAAGGATAAATGGACCACCAATTTTGACCAGCTGATCTACCAGATCACAGAAGGAATTGACCGGGGCCGGGGCCGGGCATCCGGCGGCGTGGAGGAGACAAAGACCTGGCATAACAGCTACTTGTTTACCGGGGAGGAACCTATCACAAAGTCCAACAGCCGGGCTGGTTCCAAGAACCGTGTCATAGAGATTGAGGTGGAGGAGAAACTCATTGAGGATGGTAATTATACCGTTTCCCTGCTGACAGAGAATTACGGACATGTCGGGAAGAAACTGGTGACGTATCTGCAGGGGGCGGATGAGGGACAACTTAGAGAAGAGTATAAGAAATACTTTGATGCCATGTGTAAGCTGGATACCACGGAAAAACAGGCAATGGCCATGTCCTGCATCATGGTGGCGGACCATATACTTGTGGATCAGATCTTTACGGATGAGGAACCTCTCCAGGTGAATGATGTGAAAGGATATCTGCGCAGCGCAAAAGAGGTGGATGTCTCGGAACGATCCTACCAGATGGTATTGAACTGGATTGCAAAGAACCCGATCCGCTTCCAGAACCCGAATGGTGATGACCAGATCAACAAGGGAGAGGTATGGGGCCGGATCGATGCCGATGATGACCACCCGGAAATCCCTCCGGTGGCCGTGATCAATAAAGATGTGCTGTGTGACTTCCTGGAAAAGAGCGGATACGATTATGCGGCGGTGAGCAAGAAGTGGGCGGCCAAGGACCGCCTGGTGAAAAACTCACAAGGGAAATTTGTCCACCAGACCAGGGTATACGGTATGAAGGCAAGCTATATCAAGCTGCGGATGGAGCCGGAGACAGACGGGGAAGGCTTCATGGACCTGGAAGATACGGAAGTGAAACTTCCATTTGAGTAAATGTCTTACCTCTCAAAAAATGGTAAGACAAAAGGTAAGACAAAGAAATGGCTTAAAATGGGGCTTTATTATATATTGTCTTACCATCTTACCTGTCTTACCAGTAAACATACATATATAGATTGCAACATATTTGCTGAAAAATATGTTAACTATTAAAAATGTTACTAAAATATTTGATTGTTTGGACGGTTTTTTGGTAAGAAGGTAAGACACCGCATATTTACTGGCTTTGCAGGCATTTTTCTGGTAAGAACCGGGTAAGCCAAAACGGGAAAATGGTAAGACATATGAAAGTGAGGAAAAAAAGTGAGTAATAAAAGTAATGGCACCGCCTTTGAGCGGGAATGGGCGCAGATGCTTGCGGATCACGGTTTCTGGGCTCACTGCCTGAAGGATAACGCAAACGGGCAGCCTTTTGATGTGATTGCAGCCAGAAACGGAATAGCCTATGTATTCGACTGTAAGGAGTGTGCCAGTGGTCGCTTCCAGCTCAGCCGGATCGAGGAAAATCAGAAGAACGCAATGACGCTCTGGAGCGAGACAGGGAACACGATGGGCATGTTTGTACTGAAGTTTGAGGAATTGATTGTCCTGGTTCCATGCAGGATGATGCAGATCCTGCAGAAGGACGGAAAGTCCAGCATCAATAAGGTGGAGGCCTACCGGATCGGACGGACAGCAGCGCACTGGTTTGAGTGTCGGGACCGGCTGGATAAGAGGTGAGAGGATGCAGGTCACGATAAGTAATGAGATATATGTGCAGGACCCGGTGCCGGAGCTGGTGCGATGGGCCAGGGAGAACCTGGTGATCCCTAATCCGGAATACAGCAAGAAGCAGCGGATGGGTCTGTGGACAGGAAACACTGAGGAAGTCCTGTATCTCTACTATGTGGATGGTAATGTGCTGGCGCTCCCCTGCGGGACCGGGAAACAGATACGGGAGTATATCCTGCGGGAGGATACGAAGATCCGGCAGGACCTGGCTGACAACGGGAAGATTTCCCTTCCTGGGATCGTTCCTCTGTATGATTATCAGACCCTTGCTGTAAATGCAATGCAAAAGGCCGGCTGTGGCATCCTCCAGAGTCCCTGTGGCTCCGGGAAGACGCAGATGGGGATTGCTCTGGCGGCCAGGCTGCATAGGAAGACACTCTGGCTGACCCACACAGCGGACCTTTTAAATCAGTCCTATGACAGGGCAAAGCAGTATTACCCCGAGGAGATCCTGGGAAAGATTACGGCGGGGAAGGTGCAGATTGGCAGCCACATGACATTTGCCACGGTCCAGACACTCTCAAAGCTGGATCTGCAGAAATACAAATATACCTGGGATGTGGTGATCGTGGATGAGTGCCACCGGGTATCCGGGACGCCGGCCAGCATGAAGATGTTTTACAGGACTGTGAGTAGCTTGGCCGCTAGGTACAAGTATGGGCTGTCCGCTACAGTTCACCGTTCTGATGGGCTTATCCGGAGCACGTTTGCGGTGCTGGGTGATGTCCAGTATCAGGTGCCGGATGAGGCGGTGGCAGAGAAGACAATGAAAGTGAAGGTACTGGAGCGCCGGACTGGCGTAAAGATCAGCCGGGCCTGTCTGGATACGGACGGGACACTGGTCTATAGCAAACTGATGGAGCATCTGACGTGGAACACGGCAAGGGATGATGTAATACTGGAAGATCTGGTAAAAAACCAGGACCATTGCAATCTGATCCTTTCCGACCGTCTCCTGCATCTGCAGCGACTCATGGCTGTTATGCCGGTGGAAATCCGAAAATATGCAGTGATGATTGACGGAAAAATGACATCTAAAAAGGGAAAAGCGGAGAGGGTGCAGGCTATTGAGGATATGAAGTCCGGAAAGAAGAGATACCTTTTCGCATCTTTCAATCTGGCGAAAGAGGGATTGGACATTCCCCGGCTGGACCGCCTATATCTGACTACACCAAAAAAGGATTATGCGGTAGTGACGCAGAGTATTGGCCGCATTGCCCGTGTGGCGCAGGGAAAGACTGACGCTATCTGCTATGACTATGTGGATGATATCCAGTTTTGTGAGAACCAGTGGAAGCGGAGGAAGACCAGTTACCGGAAAGCGGGGTGCAGGATCGTTGAATGGGACGGAGATTGACCGGCAGGTGACAGCGGTCTATAACGACTGTTGGAAGATCTATCGGGAATATACAAAGACACATGACATGAGTCAGTACAATCGAAGGATTGTAGAGCTGAAAGCAAAGTACCCGCAAATGCAGCGGTTTGTGATTGATATCCTCTGGGCATTCGTCCCAGTGGTCAATTCGCTTCATGCGGAGTACATGATGCAGAAAGGAGGAGAAGGAGTACGAAAACAATAGAGATAGATTACCAGAAACTGTGCGATGAGCTGAAGCATCAGGGAAAAACGCAGAGCGGTTTCGGGCAGGAGCTGGGACATGACAAGAGTTACATCGGGAAACTAAAGAATAATCCCAGCATCCCGGAGAGCATGGAGAGGGTGATGTGCCTGCTCCTTGGGAAGGAGCCGGGATACTTCCAGAGAGAAATTCCGCGAGATGAACGGACAGCAGAAGAGATCCCGGCGGCCATCGTAAACATCCACAGGGAGATCCAGGGCATGAGGAAACAGATGGAGACGATGGCTGAACTGACGGAGAAGATATTTTCCAAGTGCAACGCCAACACGAAGCAGATCGAGGACGTGAAGGTGCACGTCCGAGCGCTGGCTAAGACAGACTATGACCGGGCCTGTGAGTTCCTTCAGGAGGCACTGGCAGGCGGAAGGCTTAACGGGAACGACCTTCTGTTACAGGCAGATGAAGCGGGGATTAAGCGTAGCGAGATTATGAAGGCAAAGAAAGACCTGGGTGTACAGATAGACATCAGCGGGTATGGAAAGAACCAGAAAGCCTGGTGGTACATGCCAGCGTAACGGGAGGACGTAATGGGAAAGAACAAAGAGGCATCAGAAGCCCTTTCAGAGTTCCTAGACTTCCTGGACGCCTGTGAAAGCCAGTATCAGGCCGCCAGGGATGCGGTCGGGCTGGAAGACAGGAGGCTGCAGGATCTACTGCACGAGCTGGAGTTTGCACAAGACAAGGCCGAGAGGAACCGTGTCGCCACAAAATTCCAGCGCAGCCGCCGGGAACGGCGAAAACAGAAGGATGAAGTACAGAGGCTGGAGCTAATCGTGAATTTCTTCGGCGAGCAAAATCATAAGAACACGGTCAAGAAAATGAGGCAGCTCCTGGGACGGCAGCGGAAGGAAGAGGAGTTCCTGAGAGGAAAGAGAGTGTATAAGCCTAGAGTGAAGGCTGATTAAAAAAACATGGGTGAGTGTACATTGACAACAAAAAACAAGCAGCAGACCGTCCGCCAAGACTATGTATCTGCTGCTCTCATCCGATAAGCGACAAGTTAATTGAGTTATAACTTGATTTTAATTCATTAAGATGAGTTAAATGATTTTTTAAAAGAGGATCAATCGATGAAAAAGATGAAACCGATTATTAAGAAGATGGATGGAATAACCAACTATTACTGCCCAAAGTGTAAGAGGATTATTGTGAGCACATGGAACTTGCGGCAGTCTGGAACCAAGGATAATTACTGTCGTGAATGCGGGCAGGGGCTTGATTGGAGTGGGATAACACTAGAAGTTTACTGGGTGGATTGATTTTTAGAGGAGGCATGAGATGAGAGAAAAATGTAAGCATGCAGGAAAAACGGTCAAAATTAAGAACGGCGTAGGAAAAGGATTACAGGTTGGAGACATGAGTGGAATGGATTTCACCATTGAAGATTGGTGTGAGAACGTCATTGGATGCTCATGGATGGACGCAAACGGCCATCCGGCAGCATTAGAGTATGCAGTAAGAACAGGAGTTTACGGTTCAAACAATGGTGCTCCGGTGTTCAGTAACGATGTTCTATATGGGAAAATTGGCATGCTTGGACATTTATTTCATGTGAAAGAACTGATTTTTTAGTGGAGGTAGAGAACAATGACGTTTGATTATGCAGAAAAAGTTGAATTCTTGCATTGTATCGAAGTAGACACAGAAGATGAAGAACTGTTCAGTGAGATTGCTGATGATATCGCAGATGAAATGAATGATGGCTGTGATGACGGAACGGAAATGGCATTAAGAAAATTCCGAGAAGCATTTGGGGAAGATAAAGTTACGTTTAAAGAAGATGGAAGTGGAACGGTTGAATATGAAGCTTACTAAATGATGATTTAGTGGAGGAACTATGGATGACTTAATTATTGACTGCTTCGCCGGCGGAGGCGGGGCAAGCGTTGGAATAGAAATGGCGTTAGGGCGGACGGTTGATATCGCAATCAACCATGATCCTGATGCAATCCTGATGCATAAGACCAACCATCCGGATACGCTACATCTGACTGAGGATATCTTCCGTGTTGACCTGAAGAAATATGTCAAGGGCCGGCATGTGGCTCTGATGTGGGCGTCGCCGGACTGTACAAGCCATAGCAAGGCGAAAGGCGGAAAGCCGCGGGAACGTGGACTGAGGATCCTGCCGTGGGCAGTATATAAACACGCCCGAACAATCCTGCCAGATGTGATCCTGATGGAGAACGTGGAAGAGATACAGCAGTGGGGACCGCTGGATGCAGACGGACATCCGATCAATGAGCGCCGTGGAGAAGATTATCAGAAGTTCATAATGGCAATGAAGAGCCTCGGCTATATATTTGACTGCCGGGAGCTTATAGCGGCCGACTACGGAGCACCGACGACGCGGAAACGCTGGTATGCGATATTCCGGAGAGATAGCCGGGAGATTGTTTGGCCGGCACCGACACACTTTAAGGATCAGGAGCCGATATGGAAAGCATGTGGTGATTACATCGACTGGTCAGATCTGGGGAAATCCATCTTTGACCGGAAGAAGCCTCTGGCAGATGCGACCATGAAGCGGATAGCAAACGGGATCCGGAAATACATCATTGATAATCCGTCTCCCTACATTGTGCGGAATAAAGAGGCGGTGTCTTTCCTGATCCAGTATCACGGCGAGACGAAGGCGGGAGACTCCCGGGGACAGTTCCTGACAGAGCCGATCAAGACGATAGACACCAGTAACCGGTACGGCCTTGTGACAGCATTTATCACCAAGTATTACAAGACAGGTATCGGTCAGGGATGCGATGAGCCATTGCACACGATAACAACATCTCCGGGGCATTTTGGTTTGATATCTGCATTCCTGATCAAGTATTAAGGATCAGGAGGAAGCTGCCAGAGTGTTGACAGACCTCTGGGCACGATCACTACAAGGGATCGGTTCGGACTGGCGAATGTGGTGTTGGATATTCAGGGCGGGAAATATATCCTGAAAGATATCTTCCTGCGGATGCTGAAACCGGAAGAATTGAAACTGATGCAGGGATTTCCGGAGGATTACATCATTGACCGGGATTACAACTGGAAACCATATCCGATTGCAAAGCAGGTGGCACGGATCGGAAACAGTGTGGTGCCGATCATGGCACAGAAGCTGGTAGAAGCCAACTGCCCATATTTGAAAGTTGGGGAGCGGGCACCGAATTTGAGAGTTGATCAAAACGATGTGCAACTTAGATTTGCCTAAATAGACCTTTAGTGAAGGAGGATAACGATGAAAAAGATACATAGAGCAGCCATCGCTGTGCTGGCGGCTGTAGCGATTGTGTGCACGGCAGTGATCGGCAGGATTGCCCTAATGCCAGAACAAACAAAACCGGAGCCGCCAGACCCGGAGCCTCTGGTGATAAGCACGGTGGAGCGCCAGGACGATATCGTGCTGACGGTGATGCGGGGAGAGGAGACAGTATTTCAGTATGCGGGGAGCGTTGAACTGTGGAAGGGGGCAGATGGCAAGGCATACGGGATTATTTATCTTGACGAGGAGGTGACACGGTGAGAGAGTACAAGCACGGACGGAGTCGCAAGCAGCAGAAGATTGACCGGGACCAGGCTTACGATGAGGAAGAGGCGCACGTAGACGATAAGGCCCGGGAGCGGTTCCTGCGGAAGCCGTATAAAGTAGACGATGTGGCGGGCTATATGGCCAAGAAATACGACATCAAGAAGGAGGTGGAACCGTGAAGCATATACGATGTGCTGTGTGCGGCAAGGATATACACTACACCCAGGCGGTACACGTGAGGGTGCATGAGATGACGGATGTGTACAGGTTCCGGACTCAGCCGATGGAATACTTCGACATGTGCCGGGAGTGCTACGGGAAACGGAGAGGAGGGGATGCCATTGGACAAGAAAGTCCTGAGTGATTACATAGATGCCTGTAAATTCATAGAGGAGACAGAGGCAGAGATCAAGAAGCTGGAGAAGAGGCGCCGGATTGTGCAGGACAAGGTCCGGGGGAGCAATCCGGAGTTCCCTTACGAGGAGCGGTCCTTCAGCCTGCACGGGACGGCGAAGACGCTGGTGGAGGCCGGCCGCCTGGCCCGTGAAAGGCAGATCCTGGAGGACCAGAAGGCTGAGGCGGAGGAGTTGAAGCTGCAGGTGGAGGAGTGGATGCAGGAGATCCCGTTCCGGATGCAGCGGATTATCCGGTACAAGTTCTTCAAGGAGCTGACCTGGGAGGAAGTGGCCACGCTGATGGGGAGAAAATGTACCAAGGAGAGTGTAAGAAAGGAATTTGAGCTGTTTATGAAATAGAGGATGTTTTTCCGCTTTTTCCGCACTTTCCGTTTTGAAAATGATATAGTATAAGCTGAAAGAAGTGTAAGATTGACATTTTCTTTTCCTTCTAAAACCTATACTGAATCCAGAAAGGACGCTTTGCGGACGCAGGGCGTCTTTTCTTTGTTGAAATATTATATAGAAAAAAGGAGATTAAAGTGTTAGAATATTTAAAAATATGGTTTTTGGAGGAAAATCCAATGTTTAAACTTAACTACAATCAACTTGTAGATACGATAAACAAAAAATGGACTACAAAGAAGTGCCCAATGTGTGGCCAAAATAATTGGACTGTAGATGATGAAATTCAGACACCGATTAAAGTTGGAGAAAAAAAAGATGTTCAAATAGGAGGAAAATTTTTCCCGATAGTTGCTGTTACATGTTTAAACTGCGGAAATGTTGTGTTTGTAAATCCTCTTGTTATTGAAGCTGTTGAAGATACAGAAAAAGACGAATAGCAAGAGGTGGGGTTGATGAGTGAGATAAACGAGAGTAGAAGAGCAAATACAACAGTGGAAATAGATAAGAAATCTATTTCTTTGAATAACGAAGGTGGGAAAAAGACAACAGCAAATACAACAGAAGAACCGTGGGTTCCCGATGATGCAAAGAAAAAATACCATAATCAAAGATTAGGACAGTCAAAATGGGCTTTCCGATTGAGTATTTGGGGGAGTATTGCGGGATTTGTGATATTAATTTGGAGTATACGGCGAGGAATTGAAGTTAATAATCCTGAATGGGTTGGCTTGGCTTCTGGAGCTATATTAGAAGCGGTTTCTGTTTTGTTTTATACACTGTCAAATAAAGCCAATGAGAAGATTTCAGAGTTTTTTCAAGAACTTACTAAAGACTCTAATATTAAAAGTGCATTGAATTTGTCGGATGATATCGAAAATATAGAGACTAAAGATCAATTAAAAGTAAAATTGGCTTTGCATTTAGTGGGAATTAATGAAGATAAAATATGTAAAAATACGAATGAAATATGTAAAAAGGTGGAAGAAGATTAAGAAGCACCCTCCGGGGTGCTTTTCTCATGCGGGTATATCATCAACGGCAGATGTGCAGGGTAGCGTCCTGTGTCCCGGTTCGACTCCGGGTGCTACGCTTTTATATGAAAGAGAGGTGAGCTTGCGTGACAGAAAAACAGAAAAGGTTTTGCGATGAGTATTTAACTGATTTGAATGCCACTCAGGCAGCTATTAGAGCGGGGTATTCAAAGAAGACGGCATACTCTATTGGAGAAGAAAACCTGAGAAAACCTGAACTCAAAGAATATATTGAAAAACGTATGGCAGAGAAAGAGTCTCAGCTTATAGCTGATCAAGATGAAGTTATGCGATATCTCACATCCGTCATGCGGCGAGAAAAGATGGAGTCTGTTGTTGTAACCTTGAATACCGAAAAAACATCATATGTTCCTGACGAAAATGGGACAATGCGAAAGCAGACGGTTAAACAGGAAATACCGCAGATTATTGAGATCCCTGCCCAGTTAAGAGATGCGAACAAAGCAGCAGAACTACTTGGAAAAGCATATGGCATTTATACAGACAAGGTTGACGTGGATGCCGACATGGATCTGAATATCACGATTGATTACGGTGAGGATGATACCTGATGGATATCACGGTAAAGGCAAATCCTTGCTTTAAAGAGGTGGATCGGAGCCGCAAGCGTTACATTGTGATGAAAGGATCTGCCGGATCGGGGAAGAGCGTTGATACAGCCCAGAACTACCTTTTGCGTCTGATGCAGGATAAGGGCAGGAACTTGGTTTGCATCCGAAAGTCAGACATTACAAACCGTGATAGCACCTATGCTGAGCTGACGGGAGCCGCTTACCGGATGTTCGGGGATCAGGCAGATCGATACTGGAATATCAAGCAAAGCCCGTTGTCGCTTACCTGCCGGGCAAACGGAAACCAGATTATTTTCCGGGGAGTAAATGATGAAAAGCAACGTGAGAAGCTTAAATCCATCACCTTTCAGCGAGGAAAGCTGACAGATGTTTGGATCGAAGAAGCAACAGAAATCACGCAGGCTGATTTTGAGATCATAGATGACCGTCTTAGAGGAGAGCTTCCTCCAGGACAGTTTTATCAGATACGGATGACCTTCAATCCGGTGAACAGAAATCACTGGATCAAGAAGGTCTTTTTTGATACTCCTGATCCGAATGTTTTGACGCATCACAGCACGTACCTGGACAACCGCTTTATTGATACTGCGTACCATGTCCGTATGGCTCGCCGTAAGGAAGTAGATCCGGAAGGATATCAGATATACGGGCTCGGAGAATGGGGAGAAGTTGGTGGTTTAATTCTCCACAACTGGAAGGTTGAAAATATTAGTCAGAATATAGACCATTATGACGATATTGCAATCGGGCAAGATTTCGGATTTAATCACGCGAATGCAATTCTTCTTTTGGGAATTAAAGATGGGAATATTTATATTCTCCAAGAAGTCTATGTCTTTGAAAAAGAGACTGCAGAAATCATCCCATTGGCCATCAAATCCGGAATTCCGTCAAAAAGAACGATGTGGTGCGACTCTGCTGAACCAGATCGAATAAAAGCGTGGAGAACAGCCGGATTTAGGGCACGCGCGGTAAGGAAAGAACATACTACAGAAAAGAAGTATCAGTCTGCACAGGTTGACTGGTTGAAAGGTATTGTCGGAAAAGACAAAGTGATCAAAAGGATGCTTTATGTGCATCCGTCCTGTGTAAATACAATACGGGAATTGCAACAGTGGAAATGGAAAAAGGATGAAAAAACAGGAGAGTATCTGGATGAGCCGGTTCCATTTCAGGATGATGCGATGGCCGCACTAAGATATGGAGTTGAAGGCTGGCGGAAATCAAAGACAGGATATCACCGGGTAAAAGGAGGAGTTTAGGAATGTTTCGATTAGAAGATGATGAAATACTTGATGAAGATAGGCTCGGAAGATTTCTTGCCCAACATGCAGCGGAGGCGACATTCCGGTATAAGCCACTTATGGATGCGTATATGACAGAATATCCTATTTTTCGGGAGCCACCAAAACCAAAGTACAAACCAGATAATCGGATCGCAGTAAATTTTGCAAAGTACATCGTGGATACTATGAATGGCTTTTTTATTGGTGTCCCGATTAAGTTGCAGTGCGACGATGATAAGGTGTCGGAGTATGTGGAATTTCTGGATCAGTACAATGACCAGGACGACAACAATGCAGAGCTGTCTAAGATATGCAGCATATATGGAAAAGGTTATGAAATGTATTTTGTGGATCAAGAGGGTAAGATTGGGATTACCTATCTGGATCCGCAGGAAGCATTCATGATTTATGACGATTCGGTGATTGAGCGACCAAGATATTTTGTTCGGACTTATTTAGATTCAAAGAATGTACTTCATGGAAGTGTATCAGATGATGAGAAAGTAAGATACTTTGTACAGAAAGGCAAGATCCAGTTTATTGATGAATGTGAGAAAGAGCATGGATTTTCCGGGGTGCCGGCAACAGAGTACAGGGAAAATGCAGAGGAACAGGGCATTTTTGAACCTGTACTGACAATGATCAACGCATATAATAAAGCGATATCTGAAAAGGCCAATGATGTGGATTATTTTGCGGATGCGTACATGAAAATATTGGGTGCGATGCTTGACGAAGAAGAAATAAAGCATATCCGTGATGACAGGATTATCAATTTTGATGAAGATGCAGACAGAATGATAGTGGACTTCTTACAGAAGCCAGATGGCGATACAACGCAGGAACATCTAATTGACCGACTGGAGCGTTTGATCTTCCAAATTAGTATGGTGGCAGATATTTCTGATGAGAACTTTGGAACATCTTCTGGCATCGCTTTAAAATATAAGCTCCAGGCGATGAGCAACCTGGCAAAGACCAAAGAACGGAAGTTCAACAGCGGCATGAACCGTAGATATATGTTGATATTTAGCAATCCAGTGTCCGGCATGCTTAAAAATGACTGGGTGAAAGTGAAGCCGATCTTCACACGAAATTTCCCGGCGAATGTTTTAGAAGAAACCGAGATTGCTGGAAATCTGGAGGGAATTGTTTCGAAGAAAACGCAGCTTAGTACTCTGTCTATAGTGGATACCGTAGGCGATGAGCTGGAGCGAATTGAAGCGGAAGAGAGTACTATGAAGAACGATGCAGTTATGAGACAGATGTTTGGAAATTCTGAAGGAGGAAGTGCTGTTAGTGCTGCAGAGACAGAAGTACAGGGGAAATCTTTGAACGGTGCTCAGACGCAGAGTTTACTTGCAATCATGGCGCAGTACTCTGCAGGAAGCCTAACGGAAGGACAGGCAATCGCCCTTATTTCTACCGCGATAGGGATTAGTAAGGAAGAGGCACGATCTATTTTGAATGGAGAGTTGTAAATGGATTCACAGACGTACTGGAAGAACCGGGAGACAGAACAGAGGAAGCATAACATCCAGGATGAAGCCGAGTATCAGAAGCATATCCGGGAGATCTACCAGAATATGATTGATGAAATTGAGAAGGAGATCAATGGATTTTACGGCAAGTATGCTAGTAAAGAAGGCATCACACTGGCAGAGGCGAAGAAACGGGCTGCCAAGGCTGATATCGAAGCTCTGGGGCGAAAGGCTGCCAAGTATGTAAAGGAGAAGAATTTCTCTGATCAAGCCAATGGAGAGATGCGTTTGTACAACATGACCATGAAGGTGAACCGGCTGGAGCTCCTGAAAGCGCAGATTGGACTGGAGATGGTAGCTGGATTTGATGAACTTCAGAAATATTACGGCGATATTCTAACAGACCGGACGATTTCAGAGTTTGAACGGCAGGCTGGTATCCTGGGTAAGACAATCCAGAACAATGCGAAAGCTGCCAATGCTATCGTGAACGCCTCTTTCCACAATGCGACGTATTCAGACCGGATTTGGATGTATCAGGACATGCTCAAGAATGAGCTGTCAAGTCTGCTGCAGACAGGACTAATCCAAGGACAGAACCCGCGGCGGTTGGCAACGCATCTCCGGAAGCGCTTCGGAGTCAGCCAGAGCAATGCAGAACGGCTGATGATCACGGAACTGGCGAGGGTGCAGACGGAAGCACAGAAGCAGTCCTTTGAGCGGAATGGCTTTGAGGAGTATACTTTCCTTGCGCTGGGGACGGCCTGTCCGATCTGCAGGGCTCTGGACGGAAAGCACTTCAAGGTGGAAAAGATGATGCCAGGGACAAATGCGCCGCCGACGCATCCAAATTGCCGGTGTTCCGTGGCTGCCTATGAAGACAGCGAAGATTATGAGGCATGGTTGGAGTTCTTGGACAAGGGAGGTACCACAGAAGAGTGGAACAAGGTGAAATTAAAAGACTCCACAGATAAGTGGGCGAAAGAAGCGAAAAGCGAGCTGCTTAAATCTGAGAAGAGTCTTGGCAGTAGAAGCAAAGAAACGATGGAAGTTTACGGTCCTGGTGGAGAATATAGATTTTCCAAGAGAGGGGATACAAATAGTGTTAGTATTTCAGTTTTGGATATCCCTAAACTACGCGGGGCAGTAGTTACCCACAATCATCCATCTGGAGGGTCTTTCTCATTTACGGACCTCAAATTTTTGAAACGAATGCCAGTTTCCGAGATTAGAGTATCAACATCAAATGGCTCTTACTACATCAGAAAACCGGAAGAATGGCCGAGCGGTATCAGTTCGACTGCAAAAATGGAGAAGGCATACAACGAGATTAGAAATAGCTTGAAGTCAAAGTACAGGAAGCTATATAATGATGGAAAGATAAGTAAGGCAGATCGCCACAGATTATTTTCCGATGAAGTAAATAGAATTTTCGCAGAAAGGTATGGTTTTGAGTATGGATTCGAAACTTATGAGTAAAATTCTTAAAGAAAAGAAAATCAAAATCAGTGATATTCCAGACAATCTTGACTTAGAGGATTTGCCGGACGATGTAGAGATTATTCTTGATGAAGAATTTCCTGAGTTGGAAGATAGTTTTTGGGAAGAGGACGATGAATAGGCGCCACCAGTCAGAAATGGCCGGTGGTATTTTTATATCCATTTTTAAGAAAGGAAAGGTGAAGAACATGAAATTTACAGAGGCGTTAAAGAACATGAAGAAAGGAATTCCGATGAAACTTCCGTCATGGGGAGGCTATTGGTATTGGGATCCGGAAAAAGAAACGATTATGATGAAATGCCGGGCGGTTGACTCGGATACTGGAAAGGATCTGCTTGATATCAGAGAAACGCAGCGTGTTGAGTATACCTTGACAAATGTACTGTCTGACGAGTGGATCCCAGCTACAGAAGAAAATACAACCATATTGGGAGGAACTCCGACTTTCAGCTTTGGTGATGCCATCAAGTACATGAAACGCGGACTTAAAGTGAAGCGCCAGGGCTGGAACGGGAAAAACCAGCATATCGAACTGGCTAGGAACATTAGCTATGTTACATCGGACGGAAGTGTACAGAATTGTGAACATGAAGCCATCGGAAATATGGCTATTGCTTTTGTCGGGACATCAGGTGTACAGATGGGGTGGCTTGCTTCTCAAGCTGACATGTTGGCTGAAGACTGGATTTTTGCAGAGTAAAGGAGTGGTGTGATTGATTGAAGTAAGCGTCCGAAAGGACGGAATTGAGGTATCCGGCCATGCCGGATACGCAGAGAATGGAAAAGATATTATCTGTGCTGGAATGACAGCACTTGTGCAGACGCTGGTCAAGTCGGTTGGCGATCTGACCGAGGACAAAATTGAATGCGAGATATCGCCCGGAAGGGCTGATATACATTACAGGAATCTGTCAGAAGCAGGAACGCTTCTGGTTGATTCCTTTTTCATTGGCATCTGTCAGATCGCTGATGAGTTTCCGGATCATGTCCGGATCGAGTAACACGTCGTGTCCGAAATGACGATAAACTATGATTCGATGCAATGGCCTGGGCTTAAATGAATGGGCTGGGGCAGAAAGGAAAAAAACGATGAAAAATAAGGTGTTTGAAGCAATGAGAAGCCTGCAGTTATTTGCAGAGGGTGAAGGCGCTGGAGCTGGAGGGTCCGGAGATGGCGGCGGCACTAGTGGAAAAAATGGAGCAGGTTCAGGAGGCGAAGGCGGAAGTGGTGATGAACCCCTCTCTTTTGATGACTTCTTGAAACAGGAAGGTAATCAGGCAGAGTTTGACCGTAGGGTACAGAAAGCCATTGATACAGCGGTATCGAATGCACAGAAGAAGTGGAAGGATATCCACGATGATAAACTGTCTGAGGCTGAAAAACTCGCAAAAATGACCAATGAAGAAAAGGCGGCTTATCGGATGTCACAGATGGAAAAGGAACTGAATGCTTTTAAGGAGAAAGATACTCTGGCAGAGATGTCCAAGACGGCGAGAAAGATGCTGTCCGAGGATGAAATTAACATCCCGGATGAACTGCTTGCTCATTTGGTCAGCACGGATGCAGAGGATACGAAGCAGGCAGTCCAGGCATTTGCAAAGCTTTTTAAGGACGCCGTGCAGGATGCCGTCAAGGATAAGCTGAAAGGAAACCCGCCGAAGCGCGGGACCGGAGGAAAGGGAACTGTTACGAGGGAGCAGATCCTTGCAATCAAAAATCCTTCTGAACGCCAGAGGATGATCGCGGAACACATGAACTTATTTGAATAAAAAGGAGATGAAAACTTATGCATGATGTAAGTAAACTTGGGCTGCAGGTATTCGCTGCACCCACCAATATGACAGGACAGGCACAGATCCAGGTAAGGGCAAGGGAGATTGATTTTGTCACTTCTTTTGGCAAGAACATGCAGGCCTTACTGGATATCATGGGCATCACTAGGATGATCAAGAAGACAAACGGAACTGTGCTGAAAGTGAAAAAAGTATCCGGCACGCTGCAGTCTGGGGACGTAGCGGAGGGTGATGAGATCCCGTTATCTCAGTACAAAGTCGAAGAGAAGGATTTTGATACCATCAAGATTGAGAAATACAGAAAAGGTGTTTCTCTTGAAGCAATCGCAGAGAAGGGCTATGACGCTGCGGTGGATCAGACCGATGCCGAATTTAAGTCCGATCTGCAGAATAAAATCCTGGACAAGTTTTATGGCCAGCTGAAAATGGGTTCCCTGGTAGGACATGAGACCACCTGGCAGATGGCCGTTGCTATGGCGATCGGAAAAGTGAAAGATAAGTTTGAGAAGATGAAGAGGACCGCAACAGGGACAGCTGTATGGGTAAACACTCTGGATGTCTATAAATACGTAGGCGCCGCAGATATTACCATGCAGACTGCTTTTGGCATGAACTATATCCAGAACTTCCTGGGAGCAGATATCTGCTTTATTTCTTCCCAGATCCCGGAGAATACGGTTATCGCCACTCCTCTGAACAACCTGGTTGCATACTATGTGGATCCGGCGGACTCTGAATTTGTGAGAGCGGGCCTTGCATACACTGTAGACTCTGAGACTGGCTTTATCGGCTTCCACGCACAGGGAACGTATGAGAGAGCGATTTCCGATATGTTTGCGATTATGGGAGTCCGGCTGTTTGCAGAGTACCTGGATGCGATCGCATACATTGCTGTTGGTTCTTCCGACACACAGACTCTTGGATCTCTCACTCTGACTTCCGCGGAAGGAACTGAAGAGGGAAAGACAAAGATCTCTGTCAAGGAGCAGCTGGCATCTATCAATGACGTGTTCCGGTATAAGACAAATGCATCCGCAGCAACGGAAGTTACATACGGCATGGATGTGTCTACTTGGACCGCATGGGACGGAGAGTCTGAGATTACAGCAACGGACGGGCATCATGTGACAGTCGTTGAAGCTGATGTAAACGGAAAGGCTGTTCGTTCTGGAGATGTAGTGGCTGACGTGTTTGCTGGAGCGTAGGAGGTGTAAAAGATGTATAAGGTAATCAAAAAGTTTCATGATCTGCAGGATGCGAGAGAGACAAAAAATGGTAAGGTTTACCATGAGTACAATGTGGGGGATGTATTCCCCCATGATGGTATGGAGGTCTCTGAAGAACGTCTGGCAGAGCTGTCTGGATCTGATAATAAGCAGGGTGTTCCTCTGATTGAACTCGTTCAGGAGAAAACTGACAAAAAGACTTCTTCTTCCAGGTCAACTACTAAGAAGACAACGGCAAAGGCGGCTTCAAAATAAGGAGTGGTGCGTATGCTGAAAAATTTAAAGATCCTTCTTGGTATTTCAGAGAGTGATACATCACAAGATGCCAAACTGAACCTGATTTTGTCCGGAACAACAAGCCGACTGAAAGCTTTGCTGGGAGGGCAGGACCCTCCAGAAGGTCTCAATTATATCATTACAGACGTGGCAGTGATCCGGTTCAACAGGATTGGATCTGAGGGGCTTTCTTCTCACAGTGTTGAAGGGGAGAGCCTCTCCTTTTCGGACGATGATTTTGCAGGATACCGCGAAGATATACAGGCATATCTGGACAGTCAGAAGGAGGCGAAGAAAGGCCGGGTGAGGTTTCTATGAGATACGACACACCTGTATATTTCCAGAAGATCACATCTGGAGAGTATGATCCTAAAACCGGGAACTATGCGGATGATATCGTCGTGGAGACTTTACGGTATGCGTCCGTCATGAATACCGGTGAAGAGCGGCTGAAGCTGGTCTATGATGGACCAAAGCAGGGGAGTCTTACAATCCAGCTCCAGAACCATTACACGAAACCGTTTGACCGGATCCGGGTTGGGGAGGAGATCTACAGTGTGGACTTCTCCCGGAAGCTCCGGACGAAACATACTTTTGTGGTATCGGAGGTGCAGTGATGGGAGATATCAAGATTGTCGGCATGGAAAAGTTACAGAAGAAGCTGAAGCAGAATGTTCGGATGGACGATGTGAAGCGGGTTGTCCGGCACAACGGTGCAGAGATGCAGGCTAAGGCGCAGCGGAATGCCCCGGTTGATACCGGATACCTAAAACGTAGCATTGGGCTTGAGATTACCGATAGAGGGATGGCGGCTGAAGTGGAACCAAAGGCCGATTATGCCCCGTATCCGGAATTTGGTACACGTTTCATGGAAGCGCAGCCATATCTGGCTCCGGCCTTCCGTGATCAGGCGGGGCAGTTTCGGAAAGACATGAAGAAGCTGGTGGAATGAGGTGATGGCATGGATCCGCAGCAGGAGCTCTTCACGGAATTATTATTGAAACTTAAAGAACTGGAATATGACGTGTATGATACTTTCCTCCCGCCGGAGGACACGCCGTATCCCTTTATTTATCTGGCAGACAGCCAGCAGACGGATACCCAGACAAAAAGTGCCGTGGTGGGGAATGTATACCAGACAATCCATGTCTGGCACAACAACCCGAAACAGCGCGGTACAGTATCGGAGATGCTGCTGGATATCAAGAAGGTCTGCTACAAATTGGAACATACGGAGAATTTTGCATGGATGATACAGAATGTGAACCAGCGAATTCTTCCGGACAACACAACCAAGACTCCACTTCTGCATGGTCTGCTGGAAGTGGAGTTTAAATTTTCATAAGAATGGAGGTATAAGATGAGCGCAATTAGAGGAAGCAGAATTATTTATCTGTACCGGATCTTGGCGGATGCGGCCACGGTCGATGCGACAGGAATTGCATTTACGACAGAAAACGGCCGGACAAAATCCAGGGATGCTGATACGACTGAAACAAAAGACGGCCCGATCAGAACGCCGGGAGCGTTGGAGTCTGAGATCACTACTACAGCACTTTTTGCAAGTGAAAACGATGAGATGATCGACAAACTTGAAAAAGCGGTAGACAACTCAGACAAAGTGGAAGTGTGGGAAGTGAATTTGGATAAGCCCGGAGAAACAGAAAATGTAGGGAAGTTTGCTGCAAAGTATTTCCAGGGGTATGTGACGGAGTTTGAACTTACATCAAGTGCCGAAGATCATGCAGAAGCTTCTCTTACATTTGGTCTCGAAGGGACCGGGGCAGACGGGTACGCAACCGTTTCTGATGAGCAGCAGGAACTGGCATCTTACGCATTTGCAGATACGGAAAAGACAGGAGCGTAGGCAGGAGAGGCAATTCTCCTGCCATTTTTTATACATGGAGGTAGATCAAGATGATGGAATTAACAATTAATGGACAGGTATATCAGTTCAACTTTGGGATGGGCTTCCTTCGGGATGCCAATAAGTTGGTATCCACAACGGTGGACGGCATTAAAGACGTGAAGAAAGATATCGGTGCGAGATACATGATCGCCCGGGTGATCGATGGAGAGCCGGACGCCCTGGTGGATCTGCTGGATGTAGCGAACAAAGGGCAGAACCCGAGAGTGACAAAAGCGCTTCTGGACTCCTATATCGATGATCCGGATACAGATGTAGATGCGCTGTTTGAGAACACGCTGGATTTTTTAGGGAAAGCAAATGCTACCAAGAAAATGATGGCAAAGATGGCGGAAGCGATCGAGAAAGCGAAAGAGGACCAGAACTAACCTTTGAGGAACAGTACCGGGAGATGGCAGTGAATTGTTTCCGGTATTTTGGCTTTACGACTTTTGATCAGGTGGATAACCTGACAAATGCTCAGTATGAAATTATGGCAGAGGCCTTGGAGTTGCGAATGTTGGACGAAAGTCTGCATGAGCATCGCCAGGCATTTTTAAATTTTGCGGCGCAGGCAGAAAAACCGGCCGGCAAAGGAAAGACCAGGCCGGTATATCGAAAGTTCCGGCAGTTTTTTGACTATGATAAAGAGCTGAAAAATCTAAAGTCAAAGAAGAAAAAGAAGGTAGATGGCAGGTTTTCCGGAATAGGAAAGCTTTTGCGGAAAGGAGAGTGAGAGCATGGCAGAGTCATTTAGTATAAAAGCGATATTGTCCGCAGCGGATAAAGGATTTACATCTACGATGAAATCTGCGTCCGGATACGTGGACAATCTGAAAAGCACTCTCACGAGCGGCGTTGGCTTTGGTGTGATGATGGCCGCCGGGCAGGCTGCCTTCAATACAATCAGCAATGGCGTAACCGGTCTGGTGGGAGATCTGAATTCTTCCAGCGCTGCATGGAAGACCTTCCAGGGGAACATGGAAATGACCGGGAAGTCAGCTGATCAGATCAAAGCGGTTAAGAATGAACTGCAGGACTTTGCGGAGGCTACCATCTACAGCTCTTCGGATATGGCGTCAACCTTTGCACAGCTGGAGGCAGTAGGAACAAAGAACACCACAAAGTTGGTAAAAGGCTTTGGCGGCCTGGCAGCAGCAGCGGAGAGCCCAACCCAGGCAATGAAGACTCTGTCTCAGCAGGCCACGCAGATGGCGGCGAAACCCACGGTAGCCTGGGAAGATTTTAAACTGATGCTGGAGCAGACTCCTGCAGGTATTGCGGCAGTCGCAAAGCAGATGGGTAAGTCTACACAGGGGCTCATTAAAGATGTACAGGCGGGTACGGTGGCCACGGAGGATTTCTTTGACGCTATAGCCGCGGTCGGTACAAATGACGCATTTACGAAGCTGGCCACTGAATACAAGACGGTGGGCCAGGCGATGGACGGATTGCAGGAGACAGCAGCGAATAAATTGCAGCCGGCATTTGATGTGCTGTCATCCAAGGGTATCAGTGCAATCAGTAAGCTTGTTGATAAGATGGGGCAGCTGGACGGCGAAAAGATTGCCGCAAAGCTGACCTCCGGGCTGGATAAGATCAAACCGTACTGGGATACGATCGTGAGCGTTGCAAGCGAGGTGGGCTCTGCGTTCGGTGATGCGTTTTCAGCTATTTCAAAAGAACTGGCTGACCTGAATGGAAGTTTTGGCTCCACTGAGAGCGTGGAAGGATTTGGTGATGCCATTGGAGTGGCCGGAGACGCTTTGAAAGCGTTTGCCGGGTTCCTGGAAGATAATGCGGATACGGTGGCACTGCTGATTGACAATCTGCCAAAACTGCTAATGGCTTATATGGCATTCAAGACTGTGAAAGCGGTTGCGCCGGGAGTAACGTCATTCGGAAAAGCGATTATCGGGCTGGCAAGCAATGGCATCAGCGGGCTGGCTACAAAGCTTTTTGGAGTCAGTGATGCGACCAAAACAGTGGGTAATGCTTCGGCGACAAGTGGGAAAATGCTCATGCAGTCGGCCGTGTCATTCCTGGCATTTGGTGCCGGCATTGCTTTGGCGGCAGGTGGACTTTATATTATGGCGCAGGCAGCAATACAGCTGGCCAACGCGGGACCGGGAGCCGTGGCCGTGATGGCGGGCATGGTGGCTGTGATGGCTCTCCTTGCGGTAGGGGCCTCCAAGATAGGGACACAGCTTACAGCGGCCTCTGTCGGTATGGTCGCTTTTGGTGCGGCAGTGCTGATCGCCGGGGCTGGAATGTATGTGATGTCAGCCGCTGCGATTAGTCTTGTCAATGCAGGTACCCCCGCTATTGCTGTAATGGCGGGTATGGTAGTGGCACTGGCCGGCCTGATGGCTCTTGCGGCTGTGTTGGGACCGGCTTTGACGGCCGGTGCAGTAGGTTTTATTGCTTTTGGGGCGGCCATTGCCCTAGTTGGCACAGGTGCTCTTCTGGCCAGTGCAGCTCTTGCAGTTGTGGCAGCTGTTCTTCCAACGGTAGCTGAATATGGATTGCAGGGAGCGGCTTCGATTGCGGCGCTTTCGGTTGGACTTATAGCCTTTGCGGCGGGTGCTACTTTGGCTGGAGCAGGAAGTGTAGTGCTCGGAGCGGGGCTCGTTGTTGTGGCGGCCGGTCTGGTGGCTGTAGGGGCGGCAGTTCTGGTCACTTCTGCAGGTGTTCTTGTATTATCAGCCGGAGTCGTTGCTCTGGGAGCTGGGCTTACCTTAGTGGCCGCATCGTTAATGGTTGCGGGGGCGGCACTGCCCTTAGTGGCCTCCGGGGCTGTAGCTGGAGTCGCAGCTTTTACTGCCCTATTGGCCGTGACAACAGCATTGAGTGCAGTCATGATACTGTTATCGGCTTCTTTTGTTACTATAGGTGTCACATCGGCAGCTTCTGCGATAGGTATAGCAGCATTTGCACTGGCGATGACAACAGGAGCTGTAGGGGTATTGGCAATGTCGGTGGCGCTTAAGGCGGTAAACTCTAGCATGAAATCTATAGCAAGTAACGCCAAAAGTGCGCAAAAATCACTGACGAGCATGAAGTCTTCGGTGAATATAGTTAATGATGGTTTGGATGCGCTGGGCAATAAGGCGAAATCAGCGATCAAGTCCTTGATAAGCGAGTTTTCAAATGCAGAGAGTAAGGCAAAATCTTCTGGAAAGGCAGTCGGTGACAATTTCAATAGTGGAGTGACGTCCGGAATGAGTCGGGCAGTATCCACGGCGTCTTCGATGTCGGCATCTGTTGTGGCTGCCATGAGTTCAGCACAGAGTGGTGCGTATAGCAGCGGTGTCTATATTGGTGTGGGCCTGGCAAACGGTATCTGGTCGCAGGTCGGGGCAGTACGGAGTGCTGCAGCATCCCTGGCGGCCGCGGCGGAAGCGGCCATTGTCGCCAAGGCGAAGATCGGGAGCCCGTCAAAGATATCTACGGATCTGGGCGAGTTCTGGGGCATTGGCTGGATAAATGGTATTTTGTCGAAGGTGAAGGATGCAAAAGCAGCGGCGATGGATTTGATAAGCATTCCATCCCTGGTTCCGGTACCGGATATTGGCATGAATATCCGGGGTGGCGGTATCCAGGATCTGAATGATGACTATAACTACACCAGGACAGCACGGTATACGATCGTTGTGCCAGTGGAGATTGACGGGAAAGAGACAGCCCGTGTGACGGCGCCGTATACGGAGGCGGAGCTGAACAAGAAACAGAAGGTCAAGAACATGATCAAAGGCAAAAAGGGGTAATGGCATGTATAACTTTGTTGATACTACAACCGGGGGTGCACCAGATGGTGCGCTCCCGTCAGAGGCCCTGCAGATTAACGGGGCGTATATCGAAAATGAAATAGAGGGATATCGAACCCTGTATGTCCTTGGCCGGGAACTGACGGAAGCGGAGATCACAGAGCTTCAAATTGGACAGATGGACGGCTCCGAGTATCGAAACAGTCGGATTGTTTCCCGGAGTATCACGGTGGGGTATCAGCTGCTGACTGACTCCCCGGAAGATTTTCGTGAGAAGTTCAATGCGCTAAACAAAATCCTGAACCAGAAAGAGGCAAAACTGATATTTGCGGATGAGCCGGACAAGTATTTTATCGGGACCAAGAGCGAAGTCGGAGACGTGAAAGAAGGCCGGCTGAATGTTACCGGGGAGTTTGTGTTTTACTGCTGTGACCCGTATAAATATGCGACTACAGAGAAAAGCTTCCAGGCGGCAGACAATACGGACGGGGTACTGGAAGTCACGATTGAAAATGGTGGTGCGGCCAGCGCCCCGGTCAGCTACGAGATCACCCATAACCACGAAAATGGATTTATCGGCATTGTGTCTGAGTATGGTGCTATCCAGCTGGGAAAGGTGCAGGAGGCGGACGGCGAAAACTACCAGCAAAATGAGGTGCTGATAGACGGGCTCCAGCCGTTTCTGGCTGCACCAGACGACCACGGTGTTAACTACATGCATCCTGATCACGATATGGGGGGCAGTTTGAGCAGCATTGATAATACGGCTATTGTTATCGGGAGCATGGGGAATGGACAGCCTGGGAAGTGGTGCGGCGGCATGAAGACCATTACTATACCGGCTGACTCAGAAAGTGAAGTTGGTGCTCAAAACTTCTACTGTTACCTGAATTGGTGGTTCGAGACAGGGTTGATGGGACAGACAGCGGAACAGTCGATTGCATTCCTGACTGCCGACAATAAAGTAATATGTGGGTATAGTCTGTATAAGAGTGACATGACCGGTAATACGGCACATCTGGAATATTGGCTGAATGGGAAAATGATAAGAGACATCGCTTTTACTCCTTCGATGCTTCAGAGCCAGAACCCATTTGATAATGCACGGGGACATCAGGATATCCTCAAAGAAGGGGATACAGTGAGATATCATTGGTGGGGGTCTTATCCCTGCTATTCAGACCCAGCAATCAAGGATATGGTCTGCACGAAGATACAGATTGCCTTCACGCAGTATTATGGAAGAAATCTTGGTGACCAATATGTAACGAGAAACTCTATCCGTTCGTTGCGGTTCCAGAAAATGAATGTTGAAAAATGGCGGGACGTTCCGAACCGGTATGCTGCAGGGGATGTAGTTACGATAGACGGCGCTGCTACCAAAGTGTATCAGAATGGTATGAACATTACCGGCGATGAGATCACTGGGAGCAAGTATTTTCTCGCTCCGCCCGGGGAGACGAAAGTACAGTTCTTTTTCTCGGATTTTTCCGAACCAAAACCTACAGTAAAAGCAAAAATAAGGGAGGCGTTTCTGTAATGATGAAGGAGATAAGGATTGCGGTCCTGGATCAAATGGACCAGGTTTTGAGCTATATGGATAACACAGGTCCTAAATCACTGCATTATTATGATGACGAACTGCATGAATATCTGCAGGGCAGCGCCTATACCTATAACTTTACGTGTGATGCGTGTCACGAGGATAGCCAATATATCGTGGAGGGGAATAAGATTTCTTTCCGCGATGAAGAGCAGCAGAAGGACTATTATCTGAATATCGTACATGTAGAAAAGGATGAGCAGGAAATCCGGGCAGAGTGCTACGGGCTCCTGTTTGAACTTCTAAACGAGGAAAAAGAGGCATATGCAGCCGCCCAGGCCATGACGTTCGCCCAGTATTATGCTGTTTTTGACCCAGAAGGCAGTACAGTGCTAGGGCTGAATGAGGTGTCGGATAGATCGATCAAGCATGAATGGACCGGAACGGAGACCCTTCTTGCCCGTCTGTATTCCCTTGCAAATGCATTCTCGGCTGAGATTGAGTTCATAACAGAACTGAATGATGACTATTCCCTGAAACGGGTAGTGGTCAATGTATACCGAGAGCATTCTGATGACTATCAGGGGATTGGCCGGGCTCGGACAGATATTACCCTGCGATATGGGAAAGAAGTGACCGGGATCACGAAGACTTCTGATATCACAGAACTGTACACAGCAATCCGGCCAACTGGGAAAGACGGATTACAGATCACGGACCTGGTCAAAACAGAATATGACGAGAATGGAAATGTAGAGTTCCAGAGCTCCGCAGGAAATAATGCTATCCTTGCAGTGCAGGCAAGGGACCGGTTCCCTTCTAATCTGACACGTTTGGAAGATGGGTATATAATGCGGATCTGGTCCTATGAGACAGATAATGTAGAGATGCTCTACGGTCAGGCACTGGCAGAGTTAAAAAAAATTTGCGAGCCCCAGGTCAGCTATGAGGTGGAAGGGTATTTTGACACAGCGATCGGGGATACTGTGAACATAGTGGATGAGGCCTATAACCCAATACTGTATCTGAACGCCAGAGTCACAGAGCAGATCCGAAGCTTTACGGACCCAACGCAGAATAAGACCACCTTTAGCAACTTCCGGGAACTGCAGAGCCAGATTGACCCGGAGCTCCTTAGCCGGGTTCAGGCCCTGGTAGATGCGAACCGGACCTATACCTGCTCAATCATCACGGACAATGGCATCATATTTAAGAACTCCGTGGGGAGCACGACCCTGACCGCGTCCGTGATGGATGCCGGCGTAGACTTGACTGACTCTATGGTCATCGACTGGTCAAAGGATGGCACCTCTATCGGGACGTCAAAGAGTGTGACGGTCCAGGCGGCGGACATCGACGGGAAGGCAGTATATCGGTACGAGGCATATGATGCCGATGGTGTCCTACGTGGGGTATGCGAGGTTACCATCAGCAATGTGGACGATGGTGAGCAGGGGCCGACAGGACCGCAAGGTGAACAAGGCCCTCAAGGAGAGAAGGGAGAAAAAGGCGATAAAGGAGACAAGGGGGATCAAGGGGAGCGCGGACTGCAGGGACTTCAGGGCGAGAAAGGAGACCAGGGCATCCCTGGTCCTGCCGGAGAAGACGGAGAAGACGGTAAGACCAGCTATACCCATATCGCATATGCCAATAGTGCAGATGGACAGACAGATTTTTCCGTGTCAGACAGCAATCGGGATTACATTGGTATGTATGTGGATTTTGCGGCAACCGACAGCACAGACCCTACTGACTACGCCTGGAGTAAGATTAAGGGCGCAGACGGAGCGCAAGGGACGCCGGGGAAAGCTGGAGCGGACGGTAAGACGCCATATCTGCATATTGCCTATGCCAATAGTGCAGATGGTTCCAGCGGTTTTTCCACGACCGACAGCACCAACAAACTGTATATTGGCCAGTATACTGATTATACCGCAGCAGACAGTACGGACCCGGATGATTATGCCTGGACACGTATCAAGGGTGAAACAGGGGAAACTGGAGCCCAAGGAGAAAAGGGAGAAAAAGGCGATACGGGACCTCAGGGAGCCACCGGTCCCAAAGGCGAACAGGGGGAGAAAGGTGATAAGGGCGACACCGGCCCCAAAGGTGATAAAGGAGACGCCGGTACCGGAGTGTCGAATGTGGATGTACAGTATTATAAGTCCACAAGTTCCACCTCTCTTTCTGGCGGGTCGTGGTCTACGACTAACCCCGGCTGGGAAAACGGAAAGTATATCTGGTCAAAAACGGTAGTTACATATACAGATGGAACGACCGAAGAGTCTACTCCTGTCTGTATCACCGGAGCTAAAGGTTCCACTGGAGCTACGGGGGAAACTGGTGCGGCCGGAGCAGATGGGGCTGACGGCAAGGGTGTTAAGTCCATCGTGGAGCAGTATTACAAATCCACCAGCGCAACGTCGTTATCCGGCGGATCATGGTCCGCAACGTATCCTGGCTGGGAGAATGGAAAGTATATCTGGACTCGAAGCATCATCACGTACACTGATAATTCCACAACGACTACCACTGCGGTATGCGTAACCGGACAGAAAGGCGATACCGGCGCAACAGGGGCGAAAGGCGACAAAGGAGATACTGGGGCCACCGGGCCTACCGGGCCGAAGGGAGATAAAGGTGATACAGGAGAGGCAGGCGTGGGTATTAAATCCATCACGGAATACTATGCGGTATCAGCATCCAATACTACTGCACCGAGCTCCTGGAGTACTTCTGTTCCAACCATGACAACGTCCAATAAGTATCTCTGGAACTATGAACGGATCACATACACCAATAATACTACCAGTGACAGCGCAAAAAGGGTGATCGGCGTTTATGGGAATACCGGTGCGACAGGTGCAAAGGGGCCGCAAGGGGAAAAGGGGAACACGGGAGCAACGGGAAACGGAATTAAAAGTATCACGAATTATTATCTTGCCACAACGGCAGCAAGCGGTGTGACAACAAGTACCTCCGGCTGGACGACATCGGTACAGACGATTACGACCAGTAAGAAATACCTGTGGAACTATGAGAAGATTACCTATACAAATGGAAGCACCACGAATACGACTCCACATATCATCGGTGTCTACGGCAACACCGGAGCGACAGGTCCCCAGGGGCCGCAGGGAGAAAGAGGACCACAGGGATCTACTGGACCACAAGGGCCTAGTGGTGCGGCCGGCGAAGACGGACAGATGCTCTATGCGACCTGTGGGACAGCGTCAGCAACCGCGACAAAGGTGGCAACGCTGGCGGCAGGCAAGCTTACCCTAAAGGCTGGTGCGACTGTGGCCGTCCGGTTTACCTACGCTAACACCGCTTCCAACCCGACCCTAAACGTGGCTGGGACCGGGGCAAAAGCTATCTATACCCAGGGGGTACGCTATGCCTACTGGCGTGCTAATCAGACCGTGGTATTTACTTATGATGGCTCTTACTGGCGGGTAGCGTCTGAGCCGGTATATGCAAATACGGTGACTGTGGGTAATCCGGCTGCGAAGAATGTATATATTGACGCAGACAGTATTGATATCAGATCAGGGTCGAATGTACTTGCGTCATTTAAACAGGATGAGATAAGTCTGGGCAAATGGGGGAGCAATACCCAAACCAGAGACAAGGCATCGATCAAGCTGTTCGGGAATAGTGGCGCCATAGAATTAGAGATAGGCGGCACAAGAGATGTCATGCGGATTGGTTCCGGAGAAATGGAACTCAAGGGCTATAACGCATATATACAGATTGGGAGCGAAGTCAATGTATATGCGCCAGATCTGATCTTGCATACGGAGACAGAAGATATCAGCCTATTGGATATGATAAAGATAGGAGAACAACAATCCTATTCAGAAAACAACTGGACTATTACATATCGAAAAATAGGTATAAACCGCATATATATTTCGGCGAGTAAGACCGTTAATTCAATCGGGTCTGGTGCCAATCAATTAGAGGCTGCTGCATTACCCTTTAAAGTCGCTTTTGATCAGCGGCTTACGGTACACATGAATGTGGCAAACACACCCGTTGGATATGGGAATTTTAGGTTTACTCCGCTATCCAATGGGCTATCCGCAATGTACAGGAACAATACGGCGTATAGTGCTCCTGTCAATATGCTCATCTGTGGAGAACTTATAGTAAATGATTAGTCCAGGTGTTCCTGTGGGAAGGAGATTTTATGGAGATTAGAGCGAGACCGTGACAGGTCTTATTTTTATGCATAAGTATTATGAGGAGGCTGACATGGAAAATGTAATCAGCAGGGAAGAACATGAAGAGTTTGCCCGCCGAATGGAGGATGAACATAAGCGCATCAGCCATAGGCTGACGGATCTGGAAGAGACTGTCAGGCAGATCGGCCAACTGACAGCCAGCGTGGAGAAACTGGCCGTGTCGGTGGAAAGCATGGCAAAAACACAGACTAGGCAGGGTGAACGCCTGGAGGAGTTGGAAAGCCGGGACGGAGAAATGTGGAGAAAAGTTACAGGCTATGTCATAACTGCAGTTATAGGCATAGTTGTAGGGTACATTTTTACACAGATTGGAATGTAGAAAGGAGAATGAACATGGAACAGATAATAAACTATGTGAAACCCGAACTGATTGTTGTGGCAGTAGTCCTGTATTTTATCGGTATGGGGCTGAAGCAGGCTCAGGCCGTGAAGGATAAGTATATCCCCCTTATCCTGGGAGGCGCTGGCATCGTACTGTGCGCTATATGGGTGCTGGCTACCAGCCCATTGGGAACGGGACAGGATATTGCAATGGCGGTGTTCACAGCGATTGTCCAGGGTATCTTGGTGGCTGGATTATCTACTTATATTAACCAGATCATTAAGCAGGCAAATAAAAGCGAATGATCTGAGAGCAACTGTGAAATCAGACTGATTGCGCCGGCCGGATGCCGGTAGGAAGGAGAAAAAAACATGAGAATTTATTTTACAACTGACGAAGGCAAGGAAGTAACTTTTGAGGAGCTTTTGGAGGTCCAGAAACAGTATGACAAAGAGCATGAAGGGGATGAAGAATAATGAGTATTTGTGGCGGAATTGCTGGCCGGAGAGGGCAAAATCCGGTCGGTATTTTTTTTCACAATGACGCAGGCAGTAAGAAAGCTACGAAAAAATACTATGAGTCCTGGCTCAAAACGCATAATCTGAAAAATGGTTTTGCACATTATTATGTATGTAGTGACGGGACTTTACAGGCTGAGGATGATACCAATAAAGCTTGGCATTGCGGACAGTCAGATGGAAATGCTAATTATCTGTCCATCGAAATATGTCAGTCGATGGGGGATATTGCAACATTTCAGAAAAATGAAGAGACGGCATTGCAGCTTGCGGCACAGAAGTGCAAGCAGTACGGCATTACCCCGTCGATGGATACGATCCGGCTGCACCAGGAAGTATCAGCAACGGACTGCCCACACAGATCCGTAGAAATACATGGAGGGCGAACAGCGACCAAACAGTATTTTATCGACCGGATTAAAGCCTATATGGGAGAAACCACAGTAACAACAGCAATAGAGAATAATATGGAGGATGATGACAATATGAAATGTTTTTATACAGTAGATGGGAAAGGGCCAGTAATGTACTTTGACGGCTATGCTGTACATCCGCTTGCACATCAGGATGAGATGACCGTGTTGAATAACATCTATAGAGACTGCACGGGAAAAAATATCCCTTGTTATAGCTGGAGCAGCAAGGCACCCTGGTATGTGCGGCTGAAAAATGCAATCAGCAGATAGTATGATCCCCGGGGCCGTCAGAAGCTCCGGGGGTGTTCTTCTCCGCTAAATGGCAAGATGACGGTAAAAGAGGTCAAAATAGTATAAATACGGTGAAAAAACGATAAAAAAGCGCTAAAATTTTCTGCTAGGTAGTTGAAATTAAGAGGAAAAAAGTTTATGATGTAAGCGAAAAGACAAAAGGCCAGACGAGTATTTACATAGACCGCACCCTATAAAGGTTATACTTATATACGGGGTGATTTTTTTGTCTGATCAGGAACAAAAAACAAAAGTTGTACCAAGGGAGAAAAGTAAGGAGGAAGGCATTATGGCAGCAGTAGCAAAACCTAACACCCGAGCTTTTAGGCTTCGTCCTGATAAGGTGGATCAGTTTGTGAAGCGAAATGGTTCCTTTGACAAAGCAATGGAACGATTTCAAGCGCATAGGCCTAAAAACGGTGTTGAAACACCATCAAAGGGGAAACATGAATAAGTACGGGGGAGAAATATCATTTAGTTTTAATTTGCTAAGGGTTGAGGATTATGAGGATCTTCAACCCTTTACATGCGGAAACGAAAAACTGGACAGCCACATACATACAGGTATAATACAACATGGTGAAATCGTTGATGAAGATGGTTTATACTTTGTTTTCAGAGACATAGATACAGGCAAAGTGATTGCCATCGTTTCTTTAGCGGCATCAGGAATAATTTTTGAACAGACCAATTACATGCATGTGCTTCCAGCTGTAAAAATAGATGTGCTCGCCGTTGATATTAATTATCAAAAAATACACTATGATAAAGCGTCTGAAGATAACCCAAATCCTAATAGTCACTATTATTTTAGCGATGAAATTATGGGAGAAATTATTCGCCATTGTAGAGAACTTGCTGAAACAAAGGCCTTAGCTAATTTTATTGTATTATACGCAGATGTCAAAGCGTATCGTTATTATGAAAGAAACGGTTTTTGCGATTTTGAGGCATTTATGGTAAAAGAAAATAACCAAGAAATTAATGAAAATATACCTATGTATATGAAACTATATTGATATCGCCAAAAGCACCCTAACGGGTGCTTTTGCCATTTAATAAAGTAGAAAGGCGCCCGGATCATCCCGGACGCCTAAGATATTGTATCATATTCGTGTTGTATTTCGTGTTGCATAGATCTGTTTTTCGTCATAAATTTAAAGATTATATCAGAGTATTACTTCATTATAAAACATGATAAAAGCCTGTATTTACGCGTGTTCTATGGAAAAGCCCGAAAAATCAATAAAGTATAAAAATGAGTTTAATCCGGTTCGATTCCGGTCTGCGGCATTTAAAAACCCTTGATTTTTCAAGGGTTTTATTTTTCTTCCGATGCTTGTCTATATACTGCTTTCAGTACGTTGTCAAATTGCTGTATAATTTAGATACAATGAATGAGGAGTTATTCGAGGTGGTAAATTTCGTTGCAACCACGCACCCTTTGGGTCAAAAGAGATGCAGGAGAGGCGATGCCTGCCGAATAACTTCTCATTTTTTGCAAATATTGGAATTTATGGATACCATCAGCCAAGCAGCGGCCGGTGGTTTTCTTATAGAGCTTTTTCCTACGTCCGGCAGTCCCCGATGTCATAGAGGATAAAAATTCCATCCTCCGGGGGCCACTGGGTGTACTGCGCCTCATCGGCCAGGTCGCTGGTCAGGATTAGGATGGAGTTCAGGCCGATACGGCCCTCATCAAGACCCTTTTCCTCATTTTCCAGCAGGGTGAAGCAGAGACTGACAGAATAGCTCCCCTTATCCGTGAGCACGTTGTAATTTTTTTCCATATATTCCGAGAGCATGCCGCTTTCGTATGCTGCCGTGCACTGCACGCTTGTGGATGTGCCCTGATAGAAAGTAAAGAACTCGTCTGCCTTTTCGTCGAAATCAGGCAGTGCGGCCGTGTCATCGCAGAACATGGATTTAAATGCTTCTCTGTCGCCTGCGTCCAGAGCCGGCAGGATCTGGTCTTCAAAGACCGTCCCGGTCATGTGGGCGCGGGGATTGGCGCCGGTGGCAATCTCTACAACAGAGCGGACCATGTCTGCGGCTGTGCCGACCGCCTGACAGCCGCTCAGGCAGAGGGAAGCGGACAGGAGTGTGCAGGGCAAGATGTATTTTCGGATGTGTTTCCCCTTTTTCAT